CGCTTACCTCATCCGCATCGAACGAGTGGCACACCCCGGCTGCGTGGGTGGAGCGTGTGCGTACCGTGCTGGGGCGCATCGACCTCGATCCCGCCTCAGCCCTCGCAGCCAACGATACCGTGCGCGCCAACACCATCTGCACAGCAGACGACGACGGACTGACGCACGAATGGCACGGTCAGGTCTTTTGCAACCCGCCCTATGGCAAGACAGGCAACCAGTCCAACCAAGGGCTCTGGCTGAAGAAGATGATCGCCGAGTACAAAACAGGACACGTCACAGAGGCGATCATGCTCATCAAAGCAGTCCCCGGCGAAGAGTGGTTCCAGTCCGCCTGGGACTACCCGATCTGTTTCATCAGCGGGCGCATCGCTTTCACCAACGGCACGAGCGGCAGCGACGATGGCAATACCGGATCATCCTGTTTTGTCTACTTCGGCGCCGACCCTGCCGAGTTCGTCCGCGTCTTTTCACCCTTCGGTCCCGTCGTCATCAACCCCATCCGCCCCATCCGCGACCACAGACAGGAGACGTCCTATGTCGCAACAGACGACTAACCGCTTGTTCGTCATGCGTACCTTCCGCCACTCACCTGGCGCCCCGCCCAAACCTATCGCCGTTGAGTTGCATCCGTCGCGCGACGAGATCGTCGCCGCACGTGCGATCGCTGCCACCAGTTATATGCAGCAAGGATACAGGGTCTACGGGTCGCCCGGCGCAAATGTCTGGGTAGCCCGGCGCGATGCAGATATCATCAGCTTCACGATTGAGGACGCGCCGACGGTGGTGCAGCCATGACGACGTTGTTCATGGCACCCGCTGGGCAGCTGCGGCTCAAGGTTGCTCTGTACGGCGATCCGGGTACAGGAAAAACAGCCGCTGCCCTGACATTTCCCCGCGTCGCGCTCGTCGATAGCGAGCGCGGCTATCAGTTCCACGCGACGCAGCCGTGCGGCGTCGTCGCCGCACGGACTCTGGACGACCTCGACGCCGCGATCAACGCCATCCGCGCCGACGCGGGCACCAGTTTCGATACGCTGGTGGTGGACAGTCTCACCAACCTGATCGCCGCCGAACGCGGCGCAGCGCGCCGCCCGGACGGCGCACTCACTTACAAAGATCACGCAGTGATCAATCTGCGCCTGCGCGCACTCTACGTTACCCTCGCTGCACTGCCCTGCCATGTCGTCGTCATCGCCCACGAAGACGACAGCTACACGGCTGAAGGCGGCACACTCAAGAAAACGGGGCGCGGTGCCAGTATGGACAAGAGCGCCGCCTACGCCTTCGATTTTATCCTGCACATGCGTCAGGGCTACCGGGCTGCAGTTGCTAAATCGCGCGCAGATGCCCTCCCTCACGGACATCTGCTCGATCGCGTCACCTACGACGAGTTGCTCGCCGCCTCCCAGCCAGGCGATCTGCGCAACAACGGCACCGCCCGCGCCTTCTACACCTACTGGACGGCGCGGGGTTTCACCAAAGAAGCCATCCTCACCGCCCTCGGCGTCGGCAAATTATCCGAGTACGCCGACGGGCGCACTGCAGCCGACGGCATCATGTCCTCGCTCAAGGAGTCACAGACGTGAGCATCAAAGTCACATCCTGGGTATGGGAGCACAGTCCGTACAAAGAAACCCGGCTGCTGCTGCACCTCGCACTTGCAGACTTTTGCGACGATCGCGGGGTCTGCGTGCCAGGTGTCCAACGCATCGCCGACAAAGCCCGCACGGGCAAGCGCAACGCGCAGGATATTCTGCGCCAGATGGTCGCGGACGGGCAGATGCGTGTCGCGTATAACGCTGGCATCAAGACAGCCTTCGGCACGACCAATCTCTACACGCTGGTCAGCTATCAGAGTGCCCACGCCATCGTCGATCATATACCGCGACGTGGGGTGAAGCGGGCTGCAGGGGGTGATCCCCAGACCACCCCTGGGGTGATCTTGCCACGCGAGGACGGGGTGATCCCCAGACCACCCGATCCGTCAGTGAATCCGTCAGATCATCATCATGCTGATCCGACGACCATCGAACGACCTAATTGCTTCGCGCTCTATGAGCAGAATATAGGTCTTCTGACTGCGATGATCAGCGACGAACTCAAAGACATCGCTGTGCGACACACGGACTACTGGATCGCCGAAGCCTTTCGCCGCTGCGTTGTTCAGAACAAGCGCAGTCTCGCGTACGCGAAGGGCATCTTCAAGCGCTGGGAGCGCGACGGTTACGACACCGCCACCGATCAAGTCGCCGGAAAGACGGAAGTTGCCACGCCGCCGAAATATTACACCGCTGATGAGGATGAATCATGAACACCAGTGCACTCACCCCGCTGCTGGAGGGTCTGGCGCCTTTCAGCCAGGAAGCAGAGCAAGCCGTAATCGGGGCGGCGTTGGTCAATTCCAGCGTCTACAGCGAACTCGCAGACACCCTGCGCGTCGCGGACTTCTATTTCCAGCGCCATGAAGTCATCTGGTCTGCGTTTGCGCGCCTCGCCGTAAAGCGTCAGCCGATCGATTACGTCACCGTCGTCAGCGAACTCACCGCCACTCGACAGTTAGACGAAATCGGCGGTATGGGCTATCTGCTGACACTTGTTAACAACACCCCCAGCGCCTACCACGCGCCTTCCTACGCACAGATTGTTCGCCTCGCCGCCACGCGCCGCCGCATCCTCGCAGGCGCCGAAGAACTCAAGGCGTTGGCGCGCGATGAAACCATCAGCACCGATGACCTGCTTGCTCGAATGGAGCGCGTCGTCTCAGCGATTACGGCTACTGCTCACACAGAGATGACCTCCCGCAGCGTCGCTGACACCGTTGACGCGCTCATGACTAGTATTTTTGATCGCGTCGAGGGCAAGTTACACGGCATCCCGACGGGGCTTAAAGACCTCGACGGGCTGATCGGCGGTCTCGCGCCCGGCAACCTCATGATCCTTTCCGGGCGTCCGGGGATGGGTAAATCTGCGCTGCTGGCAACCATCATCGTCAATCTGCTGAAAGCGGGCGCCCGCGTCGGGTTGCTCACACTGGAAATGGCGGACACCGAGATCGTCGGGCGCATCCTTTCCAATTTCAGCAGCGTCGACAATCGCTATCTTTTCAACAAAGCACCCGACGCCGACAAGCTCACCGCGATCGGCTATCACGCCCAGAAGTTGCGCGGAATGCCGCTCTATATCGATGAGCGAGCAGGTGCCAAACCTGCTCATCTCAAGCGTGTCGCGCGCGCCTGGGCGCGTAAGCACGCCATAGACGTATTATTCACTGACTACATCCAGCTGTTTCATGGCGACACACAGACGCACAACCGCGTGACGGAGTTGGACGAGATCGTCATGGCGCATAAAGAAATCGCAAAGGAGCTGCATATCCCTGTCATCACAGCAGCCCAGGTCAGTCGTGCAGTCGAAAGTCGCAACGACAAGCGTCCGACACTCGCGGATTTGCGCGAGTCCGGCTCGCTGGAGGCGACCGCCGACATCGTCGGCTTGCTCTATCGCGCCAGCATGTACGACGAACACGCCAGCCCCAACCTCGCCGAACTCAATATCGCCAAAAACCGCAATGGCGCCACAGGCACGATCGCCCTGTATTACGACGCGCCTCGCACCCGCTTTGCTGATCTTGCCCGCGACAGAAAAGGTTGAATCATGCTCGACAAACACGTCGATCCCCAAGCTATCCTCGCTTTTTTTGCCGACTACCAGGCGCAGTACCGGATGCCGCCCACCATCCGCGAGATCGTACGCCACATCGGCGCATCGTCCACCAGCGTGGTCGTGTACCACCTCAGACGCCTGGCAGACGACGGGCGTCTGGCAGCGGCTGCACCTCGCGCATCCCGGCGTTATTATTTACCAGAACCGGACGATGCGGCACAAACGATCATCACCACTCTTGTCCGTGCCCATCGCTACGTCCTTAAGGGTGCCTCTCTGATAGATATCGCCATTGGTCAGTTATCCTCCACTGACCAGGCGGTGTTGCGCGCACTGACCGCTTGCAGTAAGCCCATCGAGCTGGGGAAACAGCTTGCAAAGCCACGTGCCCATGTTGTTGACGCGCTTCACCGCCTGGAGTGCGTCGGTCTCGCGCAGCGCGTGCGCGGTTACGAGTGGGAACCTTCGCTCCCCATCCCGATTGCGACTGTGACACCATGAAGCCTGCACTGGTAACGTTTACCAGTGGTGCGCCCTTGCTGTGCGCCTGGGTCTCACGTCATCTACCGCTGACAGCGCACCGCACCGCGCTGTCAGCCTACCAGATATGCCAGGTGCCCGACCGCAATACCAGCGCGCCGGAGCTGTGGCTCGATGTCGTTCTCTGCTGCGCCAGCGCGCCAGCGCTCGTGGTGCTGATCACCTCGCACACCATCTACACGCCTGTGATCCGCCTCATGGCGCATGTCTCGCCCGCTACGGTCGTCATTCGCCCGGTCATGACCAAGCCGCGCACCGCCGACGACGCTGCCTGGCAGTGGTCAGGCGAATGGCAGCAGCTCGTCATGGATGCCAATTACCAGCGCACTTATCGAGTCACCTGGACGCCGGAGCCATCAGCATGACCAGGCAAGCCAGCAGTACGCCGCCGCAGCACCTCGCACTGGGGCTTGGCGATGACAACAGATCACAGCGCATCGTCCAGATCGCCACTGTCATTCGCGGCATGATGGATTGCATCGACAATGGCAGCTTCGACATCGACCGCCTGCGCGCGCGCACCATTCCAGCAGCCCGCGCCGAGTGCCAGCGCACCCATGCTGCGTTCGTAGCCTGTACCAGCTTGTCCGATCTGGGCACGCTCTGGTTCGATGCAAAGCAGGCGCGTGAGACGCTCGCGTATCATGAGACCGAGCTGCTCTACGCCGAAATCCGCGACCGCCTCCAAGCTGAAGCCCGCACCAAGCGCGATGCTATGCACCGCGCCATGTTCGGCGCCAACGTGCCCATACCACTGGATGCGGAAGCCTTGTGACCGAGACGATGCGCCTCACTTTCGTGATAACCCAGACGCGCCGCGACCTTTACCGCGCGCATCTCGACGACGACGCGACCATCGTCGCGCACGGCGAAACGCCCATGCTCGCCATTCGCGCCCTTGCCGACCATCTCGACGACGAAGATGCCCGCCTCGACGCGCAGCCTCGTCCATCGTCCGTTTCTCGTACCCAGGAGCCATCAGCATGACCCGCAAACAAGTCCGTTCCGGATCACCGCCGCCGACGACGCTCGTTGTCGGTCTCGACATGGGGTACGGCTATACCAAAGCCGTCACCGAAAACTACAGCGTCTCTTTTCCGTCCGTCATCGGGCACGCCCGCACCATCCGCTTTAACGCAAAGGAGATCGCTGAGAAGTATCCCGGCATGTCCCTCACCGATGGCGTTGATGCGTTATTCATCGGCGAGTTGGCGCTCAGTCAGCTCAATACCAATGCACTGCGCCGCCTCCGCAGCCGCGCAACCGCGCATGACAACGAGATGGCGACCAATTTCCGCCGCCGTCTCATGTTCGCTGCCCTGGGACGCATTGGCGAACACCTGCGCATCGAGGACACGGTGCACGTCATAATCTCGACAGGTCTCCCTGTAGATCACATGGCTGACGCCGCAAGCCTTAAGTCACTGCTGATCGGTCCCCACAGCGTCATGACCGACCGTGCCGCGTTCGTCGCGCACGTCAGCGATGTGCGCATCATGCCGCAGCCCTACGGCAGTATCTACAGCGAGATGCTGCTGCCCGACGGCGCGCTCAACGCGCGCTACACCCACACCCGGACGGGCGTCATCGACATCGGTACCTACACGGTCGATCTGACCGTCGACGACGACGGTGAATTCGTTGCCGGATCTTCCGGCTCGCTCGAGGCAGGAATTCACATGGCAGAGGACGCAATCAGTGAGGGCATCAACAATCGTCATCGTGCCCGCGCCACCCAGCGCCAGATCGACGAGGTGCTGCGCACGGGATATCTGATCGCATACGGACAGCGCGAGGACTGGCGGAGGGAGGTCTCCAACGCGCTGAAACCGCTGCAGGATGCGGTCATCGCGCTTGCCACAGAGCGGTGGGACTCCGGTCTCAATCTCGACAGGGTGCAGGTAACGGGCGGTGGCGCACCGCTTGTCTTTGACGCCCTGCGCGCGATCTATCCGCAGGCTGTCATGCTCCCTGACCCGCACCTCGCCAATGCGCGCGGCTATCTCCGCTACGCCCGCTTCAAAGCACGAAGCGGCTAGGGAGTCCGTTCGGAGGGTGTATACAGGATGTATACAGGGTGTATACATCCCTCGACGGGTCATCTGATGAAGAAATCGCGTTACACCATCACTGCGCAGCTTGTAGCCGAAAAAGACGAGGACCTGATCATGTGGCTCACATCGCTTTCGACCGGACAGCGCAATCAGACTATCAAGATGCTGCTTCGACGCGCCCTTTCCTTGCCACAGCCATCTGCCCCGGTCGAGGTCGATCCCACCGATTTCAATGCCATCGTTGATCAGCTCACCGTCCAGCAGCGCCGCATTGCCGATCTCAGCGCCGAGGTCGAGCAAATGCGCCAGCACATCGCCGCTGGCGTCGTCATACCATCGCCCGGCGCAGAGCCACCCATGTCCGGCGCAGTGCACGCCGACGATCCAACACTCGCCCGCCGTGCTGCGCGTCTCAATCGCCAGAACTGGTAATCCACAAGGAGTTTGTCTTTATGCACACCATGACCATTCATGACTACGCCTCACTCAACCCCGCCGAGCGCCAGCACGCGATCGCTTTCTATGACAGCTTTCGTATTGAGTCGTTCTACAGACGCGGGCTTATCGGTCGTCCAACTTACGTCGTCACGCTCGACCTGGGCGAGGGCGGCGCTTACCTCTACATGCGCGCCGACACCTTGCTCGCCATCCGCACCGACTCCATTCACGCAGGGGAGGGCTGATCATGCCGACGATCTACACGCTCGGTTACACCGCGTGTAACCCGGACGACCTCCGTTCCTTCGCCCATGCGCGCTCGACGGTCGTCATCGATACGCGCATGGCACCCCGTTCTCGCGCGCCGCAGTGGGACGGCGACGCGCTCAAACAGCTGCTCGGTGTTAGCAACTACCAGCACGAGCGCTGGCTCGGCAATCGCAACTACAAGTCCGTCAAATCAGCGATCGCGATCGTCAACCTCAAGGGCGGCTTGGTCGGTCCCAAAGCACTGCTGGACGTGGGCATGTCCGTCCTGCTGCTGTGCGCCTGCGTCGAGCATCGCACATGCCACCGCTTTATCATCGCTGAAGCCCTTGCCGACGCGACTGGACATTCCATCGAGCATCTCAAGCCGTCAGACCTGACGCGCCCGCTTCAGCTCTCATTTTTAGAGGACACCTATGCCTAAAAAATCAGCTTTTGCCGATTCACCTATGCGCACCTGTTCTGTGTGCAACCGCGAATTACCGCAGACCAAAGAGTACTTTTATCCCCAACGAACGGGGTATCGGTCTCACTGCATCTCCTGCCACCTCAAAAAAGCCGCAGCGCGAAAGGGTAAGATGAGTCCCACCGCCGCACGCGCGCACATCGACGCCCCCATCTCACCACCGCCTGCCGCCTCCAGCAGCACGACGGACAGCGGTGTACGCTGGCTGCTGATCGATGAGGCGCGAGGCAAGATTCAGCAGTGCACACTCGTGGTTGATCACGAGATGTCGCTCGCAAAATTCGCCAACCCGTCCATTGCGGGCGCGCTCACCGCTGACTTTCGCGCGCGCGGTTATCGTATTGTCCGGATCAGGAAGGGATGACCCACCGTCGCTGGATCGTACTGAACATCACCGTCGCCGTGCTGCTGTTCGCCCTGTTCATGGCGTCCTTGCACGCACCGCCGCTGGCATTCTACGCCAACTGTAAACCCGTGCCAGTCGAGGCGATCGCACCGTGATCGACACCCGTGCCCTTTGCTGATTTTCGACACTTAGAGAAACCGGACGCCACCACATGAACCTGCTTGCTACCTACCGCGCTGCCTGTCGCGCCGCCCGCCTCGACCCAGAAGTCGGACCGACCACCCTCTACCAATGCGTGGTCGCCACATCCGAAGCCCGCAAACAGCGCCCGGTGCGACGTGAAAGCAACGAGCGGGTTTGGTGGCTGTGCGACTGGTCGCCATACAGCCACGCCGCCGACCCCCGCGACCGTCCGCGTCGTGCCAGCAGCGCGGTCGAGCAGCAGGCACTTGTCAATGTCGCCGCCGCCGCGCTGCGCCACCGCCTGTGCGATGCCCCGCCGCGCCCCCATGCCCACCTTCGCCCACTGCGTGAGATATTTACGCAGCGCGGTGAATCCTCTCCCCACACCGCGCCCCATCATCGACATTCTGCATCCAGGTTAAGTGATGGATAATCCCCTAACCCCATCTTGTCGTACCTTTTCGACCGCGCGGGCGGGTGCTGTGAGCAATGCGGCGCGATGCACGGCTCGGTCATTGCGCGCAGCGCGCTGGATGCGGCAGCGACTCGTGCGCGGAAACGCGCTGAACACGCGCTTGCGGGCGGGCAGCTTGCTTTGCCCGATGTGTCAAACTGTATTGAGACACCATTCACGAAGGGGCTGTAAATGAACGACAAACAGGACATGATGACCAGAAATAATTCGACTAACTGGAGATACCAGCACCACCAGCGTCAGACCCTGTCCGTCGTAAGTGGATGTGCGACATAATGATTACCCTCACTGATTTTTTCTGTGGCGCGGGCGGGAGCAGCACGGGCGCTGCCGCAGCGATGCGCGGACGCGGACGTGTCGTTATGGCTGCCAACCATTGGCGTCGCGCGATCGAGACACATCAAACGAACCACCCGGATACCGATCACGACTTGGCAAACCTCCAGGCGACACATCCATCCCGATATCCACGCACAAATATCGCTTGGATTTCACCCAGTTGTACCAGTCACAGTATAGCGAAAGGCAAACAACGTAAGTCGCTTGGTCAGCTCGATCTGTGGGGCAATGATGGTGTTGACCCGGACGAGGAGCGCAGCCGCGCCACCATGCGCGAGGTGGTGGAGTTTACCGCGTATCATCTCTACGATATTGTGATCGTAGAGAATGTAATAGACATCCATCACTGGCAGCACTTCGATGCCTGGCAAAAAGCGATGGTCGACTTGGGCTATGAGTACAAGGCGCTGTACCTGAACGCGCGCTTTTTCGGCGTCCCTCAGTCGCGCGACCGCATCTACATCGTTTTCTGGCGCCGAACAATGCGCGCGCCCGATCTGGACTTTCGCCCATTGGCGACCTGCGCCGCGCACGGAGAAGTGCGCGCTGTTCAAACCTGGAAAAAAGCTGCATGGGGGCGCTACGAGCGCCAGTACACCTACCGTTGCCCGCGCTGCGGCGCGCAGGTGCAGCCGCCCCACACGCCCGCCGCCGCCGCGATCGACTGGTCGCTGCCTATCGAGCGCATCGCCGACCGCGCCAAGCCGCTACGCGCCAAAACCCTCGCCCGCATCGAGGCGGGATTGCGCAAATTTGCGCAGCAGCACGCACCAATAACTACATTTATATCGTCGTACTATGGATCAGGGCAGCATTCATCCGTAGACCAGTCACTTCAGACCATCACGACTCACGATCGTCACGGGCTGGTCTGCGCGCCATTTCTTATCCCCTACGCCAACAGCAGAGGTCCCGCCCGACCTGTCACCAGCACGTTACACACACTCAGCACGGCAAATATCGTCGGCTTGGTCGTCCCGCCTGACGAGATCGACTGGCAGCGCGCGGTCGCCGAGTCGGGCTTTCGCATGTTGCAGCCCGACGAGCTTAAGCGCGCCATGTCCTTCCCGGATGCCTATATCATTCTGGGCAACAAATCCGAGCAGGTGCGGCAGATCGGCAATGCTGTCTGCTGCAACGTCGCCGAGTGGATCGTTGCGCGCTGCGCCGACGCTTTGGAGAAAGCCTGACTCCCGACATGCTGAGTGGATGTGCGACATGTTGATCGATTTACTCAAAGGAGAAAGCTCGTGACGACGGCGCGCATAGTACACGAGCAACGATGATCTGCGCGAACCTTGAACAGACGTTCGAGAGCGTGGGTTTTTCGTGATATGATCGAATCGGGCGACTATTTTTAATGCGCGAAGAAAGAGCCGCGCACAAGGCAGAGGACTGATAGCCCTCTGCCTTTTTGTCTGCCTCTACTGGAAACATTTACCAGTTGGCATAGGCAAAGGTGCCCGATGCACACGATCGTCCGACACGTTGAGTACACATCGAAGCCGCAGCTTTTCCGGTTGTGGCATCTGACCGACTGGCATCTTGGTGCACGCGCGTGCGACGAGGCGCTGCTGGAGCGCCATATCAGCATGATCGCGGCTGACCCGCACGCGCTGTGGATCGGCGGCGGCGATTACATCGATTGTGTGGCGCGCAAGGGTGATAAGCGGTACGAAGAGGCAACGCAAGCCGCGTGGCTGCGTGGCGAGAACGATGTAATTGACGCTCAGTGCGAGCGTTTTTTCAAGCTGGTCGCGCCGATCGCCGACAAATGTGTCGCGCTGGTAAACGGCAATCACGAACACAACGCGCTGCGCTATTACGATCGGGATGTTTACAAGCACCTGGTTCGTGGCGTAGCACGGATGACGGGGCGCGAAATGAATACGCTGGCGATCGGCATCGGCGGGTTCGTCGTGCTGCGCTTCATGCGTAAATCGAAGCAGTCCGATGCAGCTGCGTACTGGTCGATGCACATATTTGCGCATCATGGTGCTGGTGGTGGGCGACTGGCGGGCGGCGACGCGCTTTCGCTGGAACGCACACTGGGCGATTATGCTGCCGATCTGGTGCTGTTGGGACATCGGCACAAGCATCGGGTGGTCAATCGCAACATCGTCGAGCCGACAGATCAGGGGGCGCGCGTGGTTAAGCGGGTGGGCGTGATGTCAGCCAGCTATCTTCGCTCGTTCATTTTAGACGACGATTTTGTCGTGACCACATACCCGGAGCATTTACTGCTGCCCGCAACCGAGGTAGGTGCGGTTCCGATCGTGGTAGCGCCCGGTCAGCGAGACTTTTTTGTAGTGACCAGCGGGGGGAACGGTGTCGGATCGCGGCTGCCGACCCTGGCGAATGAGGTGCGCGCGTGACGTTAGTGGTATATGTGGCAGCACGAACCATGCTTTTTCGGGTGGGTGCGCGGGCAAAAGCCGAAGCGGATGGCGGACAATTATCCGCCGACGGTGTGGACGATCCCGACCATCGCGTCGGGGGAACAGACGTTGCACCCGACCAGCAAGCCGATCGATGTGTTCACGCGCCCGATGGAACAGCATACAGCACCGGGCGACATTTGCTATGAGCCGTTTTCGGGCAGCGGATCGCAGCATGTCGCGGGTGAACAGATGGGGCGGCGCGTGTACGGGATGGAGATGCAACCTGTATACGTCGCCGTGATTCTAGAGCGGCTGGCGGGGATGGGGCTGGAGCCGAGATTGAGCGAGTAATCATGAGCGGACGACCGAGTCTACTGACGGCAGAAATGCAGGCGAAAACCTGCGAGTACCTGCGCATCGGTGTGACGATCGAAAATATCTGCGATGCGGTAAATATCAGCACACGCAGCTATCAGTATTGGCGCGCAATCGGAGAGGCGATCGACGCAGGGGAACGGCATCCGTTGATGCCAAAAGACGCTGCCCAACGCGACGCCTGTTTGCAGTTCTTTCGCGCTACTACGCGCGCGCACGCGGAGGCGCACGTCGCGGCGGTGGTGGCACTGCGCACCGGGATGACGGCGGCTGAGACGCGCAAGCAGACGGTGAAGACCTTTTCAGAGACGCGACTGCGTGCAGGGACGGGGGGCGAGCAGGTGCCGTATACGTACACGCGCACTGAGCGTGTCGAGGAGACGACGAACCACCCCCCGGACTGGCGCGCTGGGATCGAATACCTGCGGCGGCGTGACGCGGCGAACTGGTCAGATACGCAGCGGGTGACGATCACCGAGGGTGCAATGAACGATGAAGAAGCAAAGCGGATACTCGGCGGAGCAGCGCGTATATTCGGCGGCTCGGTTGAGCCTGACGAGCTTCAAGATGCTGCTGTGGAGGCAGTACGAACACGCCCTGCATCTGGAAATGATCGACGCGGCACTGGAGCGGGTGGAAAAGGCAATAGCAAGCGGGGGACACGATCCTGACGGCATTCAGCGCCTCGCCATCTTCATCCCGCCGCGACACGGAAAGAGTCAAACGGCGGCGCGCCTGTTTCCAGCGTGGTTTCTGGGACGCAATCCTGATAAGCGCGTGATCCTGACAGGCTACGGCGCGTCGCTGGTGGATAAACATTCGCGGGCGGCGCGAAACCTGATCTGCGCGGAAATGTACGGGCGCGTATTTCCTGATGTGCGTGTGGCGGACGACAGCAGCGCGCGATCGGCATGGGACATTGCCGGGCATGAGGGAGGCATGGATGCGGTCGGGATCGGCGGCGCGGTGACGGGCAAGGGCGCGCATCTGTTGGTGATCGACGATCCGGTAAAAAGCCGACAGGAAGCGGAAAGTCGTCTTCAGCGCGAAAGGGTTTGGGAAACCTACACGAGCGACCTGCTCACCCGAATCGAGCCGGGTGGCGCCGAGGTGCTGATCATGACGCGCTGGCACGAGGACGACCTCGGCGGGCGGCTGCTATCGCGCACGGAGGGATGGACGGTCATTCGACTGCCTGCGCTCGCTGAATTGGGGGACACGTTGGATCGCAGCGAGGGCGAGGCGCTGTGGGCGAGGCGCTATTCGGTGGCGCGCCTGATGCAGTTCCGCGCCGACATGGGGGCATATTCGTTCACGGCGATGTATCAGCAGACGCCGCGATCGCGCGAGGGCGCACTCTTCAAGATGGAGTGGATCGTCGCCGCGCGACAGCTGAGTACCCCAGAGCTGCGACGGGTGGTAGTGGCAGTTGACCCGGCTGTGACGGCGACGGCAAACAGCGATGAGACAGGAATCGTAGTGGTCGGCATGTCCGGCAGCGGACGCGACTCTCATGGCTATGTACTGGAAGATGGCAGCCTGCGCGGATCGCCGGATGCGTGGGCGCGCCAGGCGATCGCGCTCTATCACAAGTATCGCGCGGCAGCCATCGTGGTCGAGGTGAATCAGGGCGGCGACATGGTCGTCAACACAATCAAGACGATCGACCGGAACGTGAAGATCAAGCCCGTGCGGGCGATGCAGGGCAAGTCGCTGCGCGCGGAACCGATCGCGGCGTTGTACGAGCAGGGGCGCGTGCATCATCTCGGTGAGATGCCGCGCCTGGAAGATCAGATGTGCCAGTGGACGCCAGCCGATCGAGAGTCTCCCGATCGGCTGGATGCGCTGGTATGGGGGTTAACGGATTTGTTGGTGCAGCCGACTGGCGTGTTCGCGCGATAGGGGGTGTGTGTGGGCGCAATTGAGCGATTGGGTGCGGCGTGGGCGGCGCTGCGCGGCGATGACGCCCCGGTGCGGCGGATGGAGAGCAAAAACGCATCGATATTCGCGTTTCCTGAGTGGATGCGGACACGGGCGCGCTGGAATATTGATGATAAATACCCGGCATATGTCGATGAAGCGTACCGCCTGAACAGCCTGGTATACGCGCCGATCCGATACAAGGCGCGGTCGCTGGCGTCGGTACCCCTGGTCGCAGCGACGGGCGAACAGGATAATCCTGAGTGGCTGCCGGACAATCACCCGCTCGCGCGGCTGGTGGCACGCCCCAACAGAAACCAGACATGGCGGGCGTTCACGGAGCAGCGGAAGACATATCTGGAACTGGCTGGCAATGCGTATGTGTACGCCGAGCGCGACAAAAAAGGGACGCCGACGGCGCTGCACAACCTGCGCCCTGATCGAGTACGCATCCTGCCGACCGCGAACGGCATCCAGGGATTTTATTACATTCTACCGGGGCAAGCGGCAGGCGACGGCGTGCCGATGCTGGTCGAAGATGTGGTGCACACGAAGTATCCCAATCCGCTCGATGATCTTGAGGGAATGGGGTACGGCATTCCGCCGATCCTGTCGGCAGCGCGAGACATCGACACCGATAACAGCGTGACGGCGTTCATCAAGCTGTTGTTCGATCGGGGCGCGATGCCTATGGGGATGCTGCGCTACGATGTGCCGCTGACGGAGGAGGACGCCGACCTCGCCAAGCGGCGGTTCATGGACAGGTACGGCAGCTATGAGCGCTGGATTGAGCCGTTGGTGGTCGATCAAGGCGGCGGCTATGAGCGCATCGGCATGACCTTCGACGAACTAGGCTTCGACGTGCTGGACGCGCGCAACGAGGCGCGCATCCTGTCTGTGTTTGGTGTGCCACCGATCCTGCTCGGCACACGGTACGGCATTGCGCACGGCACCTACTCGAATTATGAGCAGGCGCGGACGCAATTCTGGCAGGACGTGCTGGTCGCGGAGCTGCGCATGTTCGAGGATGACGATCAGCGACTCTTGAACAGCGCCGACACGTTCGTTATGTATGACCTGTCCGTTGTGCCCGCGCTGCAAGCCGACACGCCCGCGCTCGTCCAGGCGGCGCGCACGCTGTGGGAGATGGGCGTCCCGGCGAACAAGGCGTTTGTCGCGGTCGGATTGGCGATCGAGAATATCGAGGGTGGCGATACGGCATACGTGCCGACGGGGATGACGGTGGTCGGTGCGCCCAGCGAACCGGTAAGCGTTACCAGCGGGACGGATAACACCGAAGACGATCGCCCTGCCCCATCGGCGGGCGATCTCCCAAAAGCACGAGCCCTGGGCGAAAAAGAGCGAGTCGCTAAGGGGTGGAGCATTGAAACAAAGGCGCAGCACTGGAAAGCGCTCGACGACATCGCGCTGGCGCACGAGGATGGTTTCCGGGCGATGGCGGTGGCGCAATTCGAGCGTGATCGGCGGGCGGTGATGGTAATCGTCGGGCAAGCCGAAGAAAAAACCAGGGTGAGGAAAGCGACGATCGAGTGGGAGCCAGTACTGCCCGACATTTTGAAGGTACTAGAAACACACGGCGAGTCATGGCGTGAAGCGTTCATCCCGCTGGTGCGGGGTGTGGTCAAAGATACCAGTGAATACTGGGCGACGGCTGCGGGGTTGGCGTTCGACGTGCGCCGACTGGAGGATCAGGCTTTCTTCATCGACTACGCGATGGACTTCTGGAGCCAGGTTGGGCAAACGACACGCGACGAGGTAGGCGGGATCGTCCAACGCGGCATCAGGGACGGCTGGTCAATCCCGGATATGCAAAAGTCGCTGCGTGAAACATTTGAACAGTGGATCGTAGGCAGCGGCGATCCCGATGTGCTGCGCTTCGCTTCGGACAGGGTAACGCCGTACCGGACGGAAATGATCGCCCGCACCGAGTCTACGAAGGCGACGGCGTGGGGTGCGCAGCAGGTGTATCGGGATGCAGGCGTGAAGCGCAAAGAATGGCTGGCAACAAAGGACGACCGAACGCGACCGAGCCATGTCACTGCCAACGGGCAGGTGCGCGACATCGACGATGCGTTCGAGGTCGGCGGTTACAAGATGATGCAGCCTGGTGACAGCACCCAGGGCGCGCCTACGGACGAGATCGTCATGTGCAGGTGTACCGTGCTGCCGATCATACCAAAAGAGAGAGAATGAGAATGTTTAACCGAGGCAGCAAGCAGGACGAGACGAAGGCTGTCGGCGGATGGCGGAGCGAAGACGGGATGGCTGAACTGTCACCGACGCGCAACCGACAATTCGTGACCAAACAAATGCCCGCCTTCGTCATGAATCTGGATGAAGCTGCAGGCATAGTCGAAGCGATCGTGAACGTGTTCGGCATCCTGGACGACGGCGACGACATCATCCAGGCGGGGGCATTTACGAAGACGATCGCCGAACGCGGGCTGCGCGTGCAGGTACTCGATCAGCACCGTACCGACAGTGTGCTGCGCGTGTTGGGCAAGGTGCTAATCGTGCGCGAAGTGGGCAGGGACGAACTTCCGGCGCAGGTGCTGGAGCGCTACCCCGACGCGACGGGCGGTCTGTGGACACGGACACGGTATCTGCTGGAGACACCGGAGGGCAGAGGCGCGTTTCAACGGATCGCGTTGGGCGCGGTGAGCGAGTACAGCATCGGTATTGATGCTGTGAAAACAAAGTATCAGAAGGCGGTGCGTGCTGACGGCACCGAGGCGAACGCGCGGGTGATCACCGAGGTGCGACTGTGGGAATACAGTCCTGTGATCTGGGGCATGAATCCGGCGACGGCGACGGTGAACGTAAAAAGCGGGGATGGCGCGCCGGACAACAGCAAAAGACGCCTGATGGGTCTCGGCACGTACCTGCAAACGAGCGTCGTCACCGACCCTGGTTATATGCTGCGCCACTGGCTGTCAACAGCGGTGATTACGCTGGACGAATACCAGGCGCTCAACACGCTACTGGTCGCGGCTGCGCAAATGGTGGTGGACGGCATGGAGGTCGCCGTGCGCGACCGGATATATGTGCCGGACTATCTGAGCGCGGGCGCGCCTGACGAGCTGAAGGCGGGACGGGTGTTAAGCGACCGCAACTATCGCCGGATCATGGCGGCGTGGGATGCGCTGCGCGAGGTGATGACGGACGCTGGCATGATGGACACGTCCGACGCCGAAAGCGAGAAAAACAGCGCGAGTGACGAGAAAACAGCACGCGAAGACGGCGCCGAGACGGGGACTGCCCCACTCACGCAATTGGAGATCGAGCGCGATTTGGTCGAGATGGAATTGAGTGCGCTAAAGCGCATGGGGGCAACAACGTGAACGTGAAAACGGCATGGGAGCAAGTAGCAGAGGCGAAGCGACTGCTGGAACAGGCGCGCGACCTGCTGACAAAAGATGTGGTCAGCGACACTGACCGCAGCGACGCGGCGGTACTGCGAGAGCAGGCGACGAAGCTGCGCAGCGACGCGGAAGCGCTAGCGCTGATCGAGCGTGAGGCGAAGGCAATGCCCAAGCCGATCGAGGGCAAGATGGCACGTGCAGACGTCGCCGATGACTTCGAGACATTCGGCGAATTCATCGTGGCGGCGCGCGAAGCGAAGGCGACCGGGCGAAGCGACCCGCGTCTGAAGTACATGGCGCGTGATGCCGACGAGGTCGGCGCTAGTCAGCGAAAAGCCCTGAGCGGCACGGCTGGGGCGTCCGGCGGCTTTCTGATGCCGGAACGCTGGATCGCGGAGCTGAACAGCGTGATGCTGGAGACGAGCACGGTGCTGCCGCGTGTGACCACGATCCCGATGTCTACGCGCACGGTCTCACTGCCTGTCGTGGACTATGCGCGCGCGCTGCCGGAAGGCGAACCGCGTCAATTCGGTGGGGTGCAGGCGTACTACCAGGACGAAGGCGTGGAGTCGGTCGAAAGCGAGCCGCGTTTCCGCGAACACACGCTGACGGCGCACGAGCTGGCGGTGTATACCGAAGCCAACAACAGCCTGCTGGCGGACTCGGCGGTCTCGCTGGAGGCATTCCTGGCGAGCGGGATGGGGATGCAGGGCGCGCTGATGTGGAAAATCGAACACAAAATCTTTAACGGCAACGGCGTCGGGCAGCCGCTCGGTATCCTGAACGCGCCCGCGACGATCGCGGTGCCACGCGAGCTGACAGGCGAGGTGGATTATCTAGACCTCGCCCGCATGGACGAAAAAACCCTGCCATCCGGAAAACTGGCGTGGTTCGCGTCGATCAGTATGAAGACGCGCCTGCGCACGCTGAAAGACGATGCAAATCAGTTGATCTGGGCATCGGCGGGGAGCGGCTTGCCCGCGACGCTGCTGGGCTATCCGATCTACTTCACGGAACACCTGCCCCGGATCGGCGGTCGCGGTGACATCGTGCTGGCGGACATGAGTTACTACCTGTTCGGCGATCGTCAGGCGGCAACGCTGGATGTGAGCACCGAAGCGAACTTCCGGCGCAATCGGACGGGCTATCGGATGATCCATCGTCATGATGGCTCGTCATGGATGAACGCGCCGATCACGCTGTCGGACACGGTGACACAGGTGTCGCCGTTCGTGGTGCTGGACTCGGCACAGAGCTAATCTCCTAAGATGGTCGGAATATCACTGCGGACGGCGATCTCAGGTCGCAGTGATGTTCCGTCAGTGGGCGCAGCAGTGCGCCCACTGGTAAGGCTTACCAGTTACCGCCGAGAGGCGGCTTTGTATTTGGAGGGCAGTATGACCAGTCTTTTGCACGCCGATTTTGCAGAGAACTACGTCCTGATCGACAAGATGGTGATCTCGGCAGCGACGAGCGAACAGAACACCGACTACGTGTCGATCAAGGACTATCTGCGCATTGTGGTGATCGTCCATGCGCTGATCGTGACGACCACGCTCGACATCGACATCGAAGCTGCGACCAGCAGCGCCGGGGCGAACTCCTACAACGTCAAGCGGGCTACGCAACTCGTCGGAGCCGACGACAACGACGTGGTGATCTTCGACATTCGACCGGACGAGATGAGCAATCCAGCTGGCGGGGCTGCCGACGATGGCTATCAGTATCTCAACATCGAACTCATCCCAAGTGGCGCCGCGACCGTGAGCGTGCTGATGCTGGGCGTGCCTCGTAATCGTGGTGCGGTCGGCACATCGTGGGATCAGGCTGTCAGCTAATCAGTCGTAATCATCAATTCAGGGGGTGCCGTCGGCATCCCCTACCCGATTGGAGGCAAGGTGTGAGCATGGTCGTGCAGGTGCTGCGTTCATTCCAGCACGAGCAGCGTGGTGCGCTGCTGATGGTGCATCCCGGTGATCTGATCGAGGTCGGACGCGGGGTAGGACTGCGTTTGATCAGCGAGGGGGCGGCACGGGGACTGGCGCCGATCACGCTGACAGACGCCGAAGCGTCCAACGTGTGCGTAATGGTGCCGACCCGCGTGTTAGGGGACAGGGTACGCGCGATGATGCCTGCGGCATGGATCGACGTGTCCGACTCGGTCGAGCGCCTGGTCGAACTGCTGATCGATGAAGGGGACGCCGATCAGGGTGTCGATCGGGTGATCTGGTGGGATGGCAGCACGCCACTGACCGCCAGCATGATCCGCGACGGGATGGCGGCGCTGGATACGTGGTCGGCTGCGGTGCCGTTGTGTGACTACAAAATACTGGCGTGCGATGTGGGCACAGTGGAAGAGCGTAAGGTGACAGCAGGGGAGATCGGCGATCTGCGCGTGCCGATCTACGAAACAGGACTGATGTTCCTGCGCCGCAACAGCGAGAGCGAGGCACTGATCAGGCAGTGGGCAACGTCGATGTCTCTGGGTGGTGATGCCCGTCTGGCATGGCTGCGGGCGATGTGGCATGTCAAGCCACTGCTGCTGCCGCTTCCGGCATCCTGGTCGGGGGCGAGGGCGAGGTGAACGCGAGCGAGCGCGGCGTGGTGTATATCGCATTGGGAGCGACGTGGCGGTCACATGTGGCGCTGAGTATCGGCACTTTGAAGGCACAAAATCCATACCTTCAGGTCTGGATAATGACCGACGGCGAGGTCAAGGGAGCGGATGAGCGACTCCAACTCCCCTATCCCTATCCGCAAAAGATAACCACAGATCGCCAGTTATCAAGATGGGCGAAGACAGCGCTTGCAGATGCCAACACACCGGATCGGTGCATGTACCTTGACGCCGACACGCAGGTGTGCGGCTCACTGGAGGCATATTTCGCGCCGCTCGATTCGGGCTTTGACATGGTGATCACGGCGAGCATCAACCAGGGCGCTCATATGCTGCGCCACGCGACGCCGGACGAGCGGCTGGTGACGCTGAACGAGGTCGGCACAGGCGCGGTGCAATTGCAAGCTGGCGCGTTCTCCTGGGCGCGGAATGAACGCACGAGAACGCTATTCGCCACATGGCGACAGCAATGGTGGCGATGGGCGGACGTGGATCAAGGAGCGCTGATGCGAGCGATCCGGGTGAGCGGCGTGCGGCTGTGGCTGCTCGGTCGAGACTTTAATGGCGGGTCGGTGGTCAAGCACAGGAGCGCGGGCGGATGACGCAACAAATACGTATTGTGTGTGAACTGCCATCCGAGCATGTGCTGGGACGGATGGCGCGATCGCTCGCAGATCATGCAGGGTGGGAACTCAGTGCGAAGGCATCGGCGTTCGCGGATATAAATTATTTCATACCGTACCTGTCATTCGAGCCGACCGAGGCGGCGGCGGCAGCATACTTCACCCATTGCGAGACAAACGACAAGGGCAAAACGCGGCGCTGGCAGTCGGTCGATAAAATGGTCACGGGGCGCATTGTAACGGCGTCACGCTATAAGGCGCAACTGCTACACCCGACTGCGGTGGTGCGCCCGCCGATCGACATGGATAAGTTTCGCCCGGCGCTGCGTGTGTCGCGTAGTGGCAAGCCGCTGATCGGCGTGGGCGGCATGGTCTACAAAACGGGGCGGAAGGGGGAGCATCTGGTCGAGATGCTGGCGCAGTCGGCGCTCGGTCGAGAGATCAACCTGTGCGCCAGCGGGCGCGGGTGGAGCGTACAGACTCAGAAATACGACTGGGGCGAGATGCAGGCGTTTTATCAGTCGCTCGACGTGTTCCTGTGTACCTCGCTGATCGAGGGCGTGCCGATGCCGCCGCTGGAGGCGCTGGCGTGCGGGGTGCCGATCGTGGTGCCGATCGGGGTAGGACTACTGGACGATCTCGCGGATGCGATCGGCATTTACCGGTATCAGGCTGGGGACTATGACGGCATGGTGCGGGCACTGCAGGACGCGATCGGCATGGTGACTGCGCGCCTCGGACGTGATGCGAAACGCCTTATCAGCGACCAGTGCCGGAGCTACGTCGTCAAAAACTACACAGCAGAGAACTGGGCTGCGGATCACGTCGCGGCGTTCGGGGAGTGGTTCCCATGATCGGCATGTACACGGTAGCATATGGGGCGCCCGCGCGGGTGTGCGCGGAACGACTGATCACGAGCTGGCGGCGGCATATGCCGTCGGTGCCGATGGTGATCGCCACCGACGATGCCGACATGTTCGAGGACAAGGATTGCACGGCGCTCGATCTGCGGCGCCCAGACATCGGCGCACGCGAGCCGAAGCTGCGCATGTTCGACGCGACACCTGAAGACTGGGACTGTGTGCTGTATCTGGACGCCGACATCGAGATACTGGAGTCGGTCGTCTACCTGTTCGAGGCACTGGCGGCGGGATGGGATATGGTACTGACGCGCAATCCGGGCAAGTACCACACCACACGCGAAATGATACGCCCGAACAACCACGCAGAAGTCGAGGAGACGTGGGAGGTAATGGGCAGCAACGATCGGCTGCAATGGAACGGCGGGGTAATCGGGTTTCGGCGGTCTCCCGCGATGGCGGACGTGTTCACGGCGTGGCTGCGCGAGTGGCAGCGTAACGCCCAACAGGATCAGCCTGCGCTGCACAGGGCGCTGTGGCAGCATCCATGCAGGGTACTGACATTAGGCAGTGAGTGGAATCGCTCGACACGGTACGACGATGGAACCGCCCGCGAGATCATCCGGCATCACCAGATGGAAGCGCGGGAGATGGTGGGCAAGCTGGAGGAAGGTGTGCGTGGGGACAGCGCCGAAGCGTGGGCGCGGCTGCGCGGGAGGCGAAAATAATGCTGGCGCAGCTGCGTGTAGCCCTGATCGTGAAGAACCGACACGGCAGCTTCGAGCGCGATCGGCGTCAGGTCGGTTGTTTCAGCTACGCCTGGACACGCGAGATGATCACGAAGGAGATGGGCATATGAATGTCGGCGGAAGTACGGACAGCATCTTCTGCGAGTTCGAGAAGACGCACCCGGAGATAGGTGGGGTGCTAAGCGACATCGATGCGCGGATCGCCCGGAAACCCCGGCGTGAGGTCGAGCGGTATCAGGCAGCGGCGCTGTATGCGCTGGCAAAAACATACAACGGCAAGCCGATTTTGGAGATCGGGACAGCGGTCGGCTACAGCGCGGCGGTGATCGCGGCTGCGGCACCGTCGGCGGCGATCGTGACGCTGAATCCGAACGAGGCTGAAGCGGCGATTGCGCGGGTGAACCTGGCGCCCTGTCCCAATGTAACGGTGATGACGATCGCGTCACTGGACTATCTTGGCGTGCGACACCCTGTCAGCGATGTACCTGACGGCGCGCCGGAGCAGGATTTCAGCTTCATCTTCGTGGACGGAGATCATGCGCGCGTGCGTTTGGATTTCGCTTACTGGGACAGGCTGGCGCCGGGAGGGATGATCGTCTTCCACGATTATTCGCCAGCAGGGACATGGCGCGCCTGTCCGCCAGTGTACGAGGCGTGTCAGGACTTCGCGGCGTGGCTCGGTCGGGCGGACGTGCTGATCGTGGACAATCAGGGTGTCGGGATGATCGGCTGGATCAAGCGCATGGGCGATCCGATGTGGCAGTTTCGTCTCGATGAGCCGTCGCCAGTACTGCTTAATGCAGCATCAGCCGCCAGTGTGCAGCCCGCGAATCGGCTGGCGAAATTATGGCGGTTATGTCTATCTGCACACGAAGTACCGGGCGCGATTGTCAGCCTGGGCGCGGGCATGGGCGGCGCTGCGGCGCTGATCGAGCGCGCGGTCGGCGGCGAGGATCGCCAGGTGTGGCTATTCGATACCTGGGGGAATGCGGAACAACCCGGCGAACGCGACGGCGCAAAAGCGCACGCGCGGTATGCCGACAGGCTCAAGGCTGGACGACACGATGACGTGGCGGACGCGATAAGGGTGATGCAGGACTGGGGCATCGGCTCGGCGCATTATGTGACGGGGCATATCTCTGACACGGTGCAGGTGCGTTCGGAAGACATCGGGGTGATTGCTGTGCTGCACATCGATACGGATTCGTATGCACCGACGCTGCTGTCGCTGCTGTCGCTGTACGAGCATGTGGCGCAGGGCGGATTGATCATCTGCGACGATTACGGGCATTGGCAGGGGGCGCGCCTGGCAGTGGACGAATTCCGCGCCAAGATGCAGATTGTGTCTCCGCTGATGGCGCTGGATAAGACCGCGCACTGGTGGCGCAAGGATGGCTGATTACACAACGGTGCAGAAGGTGCGTGCAACGATCGGCAGCCAGGTATCGAGTGCCGATGACGATGTGATCACGCGCTTGATCAGCGCGGTGAGTCGCCAGATCGATCGCTATTGCAATCGCCTGGACGGATTTGAAGCGTCAGCCACCGCGACGGCGCGCGTATTTCCGGGTCGGGGCGAGACGACGCTGTGGATCGACGAGTGTGCGGCGGTGACGCTGGTGGAGGGGAGAGAAAGCGTGTCGTCGGCGTGGACGGGGTGGACTGCGGGCGACTGGATACCCTTCAGCGGCGACGACATGTCGCCCAACTTCAACAAGACGCCGTATCACGGTCTGATGGTGATGCCGAGCGGGACACACAGCGTGTTTCCGCACGGGGCGTATTCGTCGATGTGGGTATTCGATACAGGCAGGCGGCAGCGCGGGATTGTGATGACGCTGCCGACGGTGCAGGTGACAGCGCGATGGGGCTATGCGCTGTCAGTGCCGGACGACGTTGAGAATGCGTGCATCATCCAGACTGCACGGATGTACAAGCGGGGACAGAGCGCCTACGCCGACACGCTGGCGACCTCTGATTTTGGCACCATGCAATATCGCAAACTCGATCCGGAGGTCGAGGCGATCCTAACAGGCGGGCGGTATATCCGTCCACGAGTCTAGAAGATGCACTGGTAAGGATTACCAGTAGAAAGGCAGGAAATAATGCCCGACCCAGGGCAAGTCACAGAGATTGCCGACGCGGTGCTCCGGATCGGGGTGATCGAGGTGCTGAGTCTGTTCATCGTCGTGATCGCATTCGTGATCGTGCTGGCGGTGCTGCGCGGGGCGCAGCCGCTGCTGGCGGCTAACGCGCGTGCGATGGAGAGCAACGGTGAGGCGATGAAACGTAACAGCGTCGTGTCGGAAAGGTCGATCGCCGCGTTGGAAACCACGCGGGATGCGATCGGTACTATGAAAGACGCGATCAGCAGCGGGGGCGATGCGGCGGTGGCGGTGCAAGAAGCGTTGCTGAAGCGGGTGACCGAAGCGCAGACGCAGGCAGCGGCGGATCGTGACACTGTGTTGAAACAACTGGACAAGGCAGTGGCGGCAGCTGATGCCGATCGTGTGAAACAAAAAGAGGAGGTGCTTAAGGTGGTCGCCGAGGCGGAAATAAAGATGAGTGACGGCTTCGACAGTATGAAGCACGAGCTGGAGTCGCTGGCAAAACAGGCGCAATCGCTGCAGGACAATGATGCCAACACGCTCGATGTGCTGCGTGGCATGGCGACGACACTGGAGTCGCTGCTGCGGCGCGTCACGCAACTAGAAGAGACGATGCAAAGCACGCAGCCTGCCACGCCGGGACCGCGCGAGGTTAAAGGCAGTGCCGATCTCGGTTGAGGTACGTGGTGAGATCGCGGCGCGGAATCAGGTGACCGGGTTACTGGCTGATTTGCGCGGGACGCCGCTGGTGGGGGCGATGCGGCAAACGGCGCTGCTGGTCGAGCGAGGTGCCAAGCGAAATGCGCCTGTCGATACCGGACGCCTGCGGGGGAGCATCGGGCACGAGATTCGGCGCAGCGGCATCGGCGCTGGGGGCGATACACAGGCGGTGGTGGGCAGCAATGTGGAATACGCGCCGGACATGGAATTCGGCACGGGCACATTCGTCGGTCGCCCTGCCTATTTACCACCCGCCGCCGCGCTGGAGGTGTGGGCGCGACGGCATGGGACAACGGGAGACGCTGTGGCAAATGCTATATTCAAAGCAGGGGGGCTGAAGCCACGCCGATTTCTACAACGCGCATTCGAGAGCAATAAAAGCCAGATCGTGAGGATCATCGAGGGAGCGCTGGCAGACATGGTGGCGCGCAGGAACAGGGGCACATAATGAGCGTGAGCATCAGCGCGATCAACACGGCGATCGCGGAAACAGTCGGCACGGCGACGGGGATCGTGCGGGTGCAGGATGTGCCCGATCTGACCGAAGGCGCGCACGATCTGCCGCTGGTGCAGGTGTACTGGCAGTCGAGCGTGACGGACGATGAAGGCAGCACGGATCGGCTGACGTTCGGTGCGGGAGTGCGACTGACACGACTGACCTATCACGCGGACGTTTATGCGCGCCAGCGGTCGCACCTCGGTGAGGACGTGGCGAAGACGCTGGCACTCGCCGAGGCAGTGCAGACGGTGCTGGAGCGGGAACGAGGCGGTGCATTCTTCGGCTTGGCGGGTGTGAAGGCACTGCGCTGGTCGGCGGAGCGAATCACGATCGAGAACGGCGGCACGCAGTATATGGGTGCACGCTTCATCATCGATGTGTGGGTGTTCTGATGGCGGTGTACAGGGCGCTGAGACGAATGACGGGACGGACGTCGATCGCGACGGGGACGCTGACGCGCCTGGAGTGGCTGGCGCCGACCGATATCGCGAAGCTGGTCGCGGTTGGCGCGGCGGCGCGGGTGGTGACGGTGCCCCTGGCAGTGCTGCCAGGATGGGAAAAGCGGGCAATGTGGTTGAGCGACGCGCCGATCGCAGATGGTGAGCAATTGATTGAGGCGGATGCTGACTCGGTGGCGGAGTTAATCCCTGTGTCGGCAGGTGAAATACGCGCGTGGCAGGACGAGATGATCGCCCTGCTGACGCTGACTCATGACGACGGATGTGGATGTTAAAAGCCCGGACGGGCAAGAAAGTAGCATAATGCCAAGTACGAGTACGGCGATCAATGCGTGCAACGTCAAGGTACAGATTGACAACGCTGCTGGCACGCTGGTGGATGTAAGCGGCAGTGCTAACCGCGTCAATCTGGAATTCAGCCAAGAACTGGGATCGTACCGAGTGTTCGGCAACAAATGGATGAAGCGACTGGCGTGCGCAAAAGATGCGACGCTGCAGCTGGATGTGGTGTATTCGACCCAGGCGAACGAGGGTCTCGATCTGCTGCGTGATTGGTTTTTCTCGGCAGCCAGCAGCGGTACGCCGCGCACGATACGGATGATGCTGCCGGATGACGTGGTGGGTGGGGACGACTATCAAGGCGAATTCATCATTTCGAGTCTGAGTATCCCGATGGACGCGAGCGAAGCAGGTCCGATCACGGTGTCGGCGGAGCTGATGCCCGACGGCGAAGTGACGCACGGCACGCTGACAACCTAAGCAGCTGCGAACCGGTAAAAACGAGGGGCGGGAGACTGCCCCTTTTTGATTCCAATAAAACCGAGCAAGGAGAGACGATTATGGCGGCAAGGCAGTCAACCAAACGGATCGATACGACGGATTTGCAGGGGGAAGGATCGTTCGTAATCGTGCGACCGTTCACCTACGGGAGGATCCGCGACCTACAGGCAACGGCGGGCAATCTCTCGGCGGATGAAGTGGCGGCACTGGACGAACGGACGATCATCGACGGTGTGCAGGAGTGGAACTGGGCTGATGAGGCAGGCAAGGCGCTACCTCTTCCCGCCGCCGACGCGAGTGTCGTTCGGTCGCTAACGGTGAACGAATTCAATTTTCTGTCGCGGGTGATCATTGCCGGAGGACGTGACCCAAAATAGCAAAGGCGGCAATGGATGCGGCGATCAGAGCACTGTGGGTAGAGGATGCGAGTCTGCTGCCGCCTGGATACGCAGATATGGTGCTGTGTCGAACATTCGGATGGACGCCGAGCGAGCTGGACGAACAAGACGCCGGGCGGATCGAGATGCTGGTCGCGCTGATGAGTGCAGAGAACATTGTGAAAGCACGGCGTGAACGGGTGAACGCCGAGCGTGCGCAGCGAAAAGGAGGAAGGGGGGCGCGGTGAGTAACACACTGGAAATCATCATCTCGGCGCGAGATTCTTTCTCGCGCACGCTCGGCGATGCTGCGTCGCATCTGGACGGATTCGCGTCTAAGGCGCAGCGGGTGGGGCAATCACTGATTGGCGTGGGCGGCATGCTGGCGCTGGCGTTCGCGCCCATGATCGCGGGCGTCACGGAGGTGACACGGACGGCGCTGTTGTTCGATACAGCGATGACGAATATCCGATCGCTGACTGGCGCGACTGCGGACGAATTCGTCGGGATGAAAGACGCGATACTGGAGCTAGGCAGCGAGAGTATCGCCGGTCCTCAGGCGGTGTCAGAAGCGATGTACGACATCGTGTCGGGCGTGACCGATGCGACGACGCACATGGCGATACTAGAGTCGGCGATCGCCACCAGCGAGGCGGGCGCTGCGGACTTGCGGGGGACGACGGCGGCGCTGGTATCGGTGATGAATGCGTATCGCTTCTCGGCAAACAGGGCGGCATATGTGTCGGACGTGCTGACGCGCACGGTGGGGGTCGGCGTCGGGACGATGGAGGAGTTCGCTGCCGCAATTCCGACGGTGACGGGCGTCGCCGCGCAGGTAGGCGCGGAATTCGACGATGTTGGCAGCCAGCTTGCGTATCTGACGACGCAAGGCTACACGGCGAGCGTGGCGGCGACGCAACTGCGCCAGTCGTTCGTGGCGCTGCTCAATCCGAACGAGGCGATGCGTGAGGCGCTGGAGCAGATCGGCTACGAGAGCGGATCGGCGTCGCTGGAGGCGCTCGGTCTGGTCGGAACCTATCAGGCGTTGAGCGCGATCACGGGCGGCTCGGTCGATGCGATGGCGAAGGCGACCGGGTCAGTGGAGGCGCTGCAGGCAGTGCTGGCGCTGACGAGCGAGGGCTTTGCTACGTTTAATGAAGCTTTCGATGCTGGCGTGGAGGGCGCGACCGACGCGGCACAGGGAATCCAGCGCAGCGGCGTGGAGGCAGAACTAAAACTGCTAAACAGTCAAATCGACACGCTGAAGATACGAGTGGGCGATGCGCTGGTGCCTGCACTGCTCGATGTGGTGGCTGGTCTTACGCCTGTGATCGATTCTGTGACCACCTGGGTTGCGGAAAACCCGGCGCTGGTGGCGCAACTGGCGCAGATTGCGATTGTGGGGTTCGGGGTCGGCGCTGCACTGGTGGTGGTGGGCACGGTGATCAGCAGTGTAGCAACGCTGGTCGGGCTGCTAAACGGGGCGATCGGACTACTGACGAGTACGGCTTTCCTGCCGTTGGCAGGGATAATTGCTTTGGTCGGCGGATTATTCTACGCCTATCAAAACAATATTCTCGGTTTCAGGGACAGGATAGAAGAATTAGGCGTAACGCTGCGCAACGCCGGAAAAACGATCGAGCAACTCGGCTTTATTATGAAGACGCTCGTCACTAATTCCGGGGTTGTGTCTAACGCAGTGGCGTCTGAATTCGATGCAATGAGCGACAGCATCGCGGACTCACTCAATCGCGCCAGCGACGACATCTCAAACTGGCTGAATGAGACGGCGGCGAGTCTGGGGATTGGATCGACGGGGATGCAGGTG